CAGTAACTAGTTTTCTAATATTTGATATTGCTTTACTTCTATAAATTATTTTTGTACTTGCAGTTGATCCAGCATATTCTATATCGCTTTCTGCAATAGTTAATCCTTTTCTAGAGCCAATATCTTTATAATATAAAGCTGATGCAACTTTATTTTTAATTATATCGTTAGCAGTAATTAATTTATAACTTTCATCTGCAGATAAGTTTGTTACAGTATCTATTTTTGGATTTGAAATAGTTGTATTGTCTTGTCTATTTTTATTATCAGCAGTTCCTCTCATTGATGCAATTGTTACAGCCGCGGCTACTCCAGTTGCAATTGTTGAGCCTACATTAAAATTTCCAACAGGATTAGTAATTGTTCCTGCTGATTTTCCAACTTCTAATACACCTTCTTTAACTATACCTTTTAATTCTTCTTTTATACCACCTTTTTTTATTTTTTTTGCATTATTGTATGTGTTTACTGCGCCAAGAATTGCACCTAAGTAATTTCCAGATTGTACACTTCGTATAACAGAGCCAACACCATTGACAATACCTCCAGGTCCAAAAATTGATGTAGTACCTCGACCTAACATACTTAAAGGTGATGGTTCGTGATCATAATGAACTGTGGCAAATCCAGGAACGTTATTTTTGTTAATAATTCCTGCTTTGTAAATTACAGTTTCATATAATATTTGCATTTGATTTTGCAATACTCCTGTCCCATCGGCTTGATCTAAATTATCATGATTAAAACTCCCAATAATAGGGTTAGCTAATGTCATTGATGTAAATCTTTGTTTATGTAAAACAAAAATCTCAATTCCTCTTAAAAAAGGATGTCTTCTTCGTTTTGGTGTATCCATACCAAATTTTGTCATCGTTTGTCTTGCATCATAGGCGTTATCTTTAGTTTGGTCAATTGTCATGTCAGAATTTATTGCTACTGAATCAGCAATATTATATTCATAATATTTTTTCCAGAAAGCGTTTACTGTGTCTGCATGGTCATCGTGGAATGTTATTGTAACTGGATCATACGCAATACGTGTTGACGCATACATTTTTTTATTGTATTGTGTTTTTTCTTCAGTGTTCATATTAAAACGAGGAAGGTCACAGCTCTTTACTAGCATATTCAATTCATATCTTTCACTAGTTGAAAATTTATCAAATGATACATCGTCATTTAAACTGAATACTACATGAAACAGAAACTTCTGTTTCGGCATTAATTTATAATTGTCGTCTATGTAAAGTCTTGATGCATGACGGAAATCCTTCATTCCTGGAAGACCGTTAGTAAATCCTTTTAAAAAATTATTAATACTTGGCATACCCTTGTATTTATAGCCATAAAAAAAGCGCCTTTAATGGCGCTTCTTCTATTATAATTGCAAGTTTAATTTATATTAACCACCGCCAGTAGCTAATGTACCAATTGTTCTTGTTACCGCTGTACCAATTCCTGTACCTTGTGGTGTTTGTATACAGTTATCGTATCTTACTGACATTGAAATTGTTGCTGGTTCTGATGTTGCGTATGTTAAAGCATTATAATTAACGTTTTCAACATAAGCACCATATAATTCAAATGTTTCTAATACATTTGGTGTAGATGCTCCGCCGCCACCGTCTAGCATTTCAAATCTAGCTGTAAATTTGTAATCAATACCAGATGCCGCACTTGCTTGTTCAAAGAAATCAAATTGTTTTTGAATTTGTTCGCCAACCAATTTAGTAACTGCATTGTTTACATCATCTCTTAAAGTGATTGTAACTGGTTCCCAAGTATGTTTACCGGCTACATAAACTTTTGAGTTATAAACATCTAATGTTACTGTGTCAAAAGTTAAGTTAGGTCGTGTAATATCCATTACTTGTTTTGTTAATTCTGATCTAGGTGTTGATACTCCAAAATTTTCTAATACACATCTAAAACGATATTGTAGTTTTGGCATCAATAGGCCTTGTGAGCCTGCTGATTGATCGTTAGCTAAAGGTACTGTAAATTTTGATAATGTTGATATTGACATAATTTTTATCTCCTAGTATTTATCCAAAGATTAGTTCCCTAATTTTGCTATTTCTCCTGTGTTTTTAATTCTTAAAGGTATGTAAATAAATTCAATTGATTTAACTGGTTCAACTGCTATATCAACATATAATTCATTTCGATCTATTCTAGTTGCTGTGTTATTTGTATCATCACAAACTACTAAAAAGTCATATAATGCTCTTTGTCCAACTAGTTCTAGTAAGAATGATTCAATTGCTTGTTTAATTTCGTTTCTTGTTAATTCATCGTTTGGTTCGAATATAAACGGTTTAGCAACTGCATCTAATTGTGTTCTTAAGTAGACTGCTAGTCTTGAAACATTAATTCTATCTAATGCCGAACTTGCTGTTGTTTTAGTTAAGTTTCCAAAGTTAACAATTCCAGCACCTGAGAAGAAAGTTATTGGATTAACTTTTACTGTGTGCATTGAATCTCTAATACTTTCTGTTACAGATATTGCTTGGAACTCGCCTGTACTCGCCTTAATGTATCCAACTGAAGTTGAATTGTCTATAAGACCACGTCTTGTACCTGCTGGTGCAAACCATGGATATCCAAGATTGTCATTATTTGCTAACACTCTTGTTATCATGTGTGATGATGGAACTACAATTGCTGTTCCTGAATTGTCAGTAGTAAGTCCTGATGGATAAAATACGCCCAAGTAATCACTTGAACTTACTAATCCGTCATCACCGTTATCTAAAGCTACTGCTGAATTGTTTGCCCAATTTGTAATTGCTGTTGCTGTACCTTCTAATCTTAATGGTGTATCACCAATAACAAAAGCTGTATTGTTTCGATCAGTGTTTAAGCCAATCATATTTTGTATTGTTTCTGGATAACCAGGACAAGTAATAACATTAAATCCTCTTTGATCTTCTCTTATTGCTTGGTTGGTATCTATCTCAGATTTTAATTGTTGTACAACAGCTTGTCTTTGTGCTTTTCTTCCAAAAGTTCCTGAACCGTCAGCATTGTTACCTGATTTAGTAACCCATCTGTCTGGGTAGTAACTTGCAACAGATTCATTACTGTTCCATCTAATGTTACCTAATCCACTTGATCCTGAACCTGGATATTTTGTAGTTGTTATATAACTGTTTTTGTATTCTTTTACATTGTATCCAGAACGTCTAGTGTTCCACAATAATATACCTTGTGGATAAGATGCTGGATCCGGCGCATCTGGATCTAAAAAGCCATCACTTAACAAGTTTTTAATTGTACTTGCTGTACCTGCCGCTGTGCTAGTACCTGCCGCTTTATCAGTTGATGTATGCCATCTTGCATCAGCAAACACAATACCGTCTTCTGTTGTTTGATCTGATTTGTCAAGTAATACCCAAGCCGCACCAGTTGTAGTAACTACTACATTATTAGATGTGTTACTTGAACTTAATGTTGCTGAAGTATTATATTTGTAAATTTTTGGATAATTTTCTAAGTCGCTTGTATCAACCCATAAGTCATTGTCTACAAGTGCAGTAGCATCTGATTGTGTAGTAGGTGCTGTTGCTGAAAATTGTGGTCCATTAGGATCAGTGGTTGCGTATGCTGTTACATAACCTACCCAAGTTGTTCCATTATGAGACATAATATCTGCCTCGTCAATATTTGTATTATACCATAATTGTCCATCTGATGGTTCATTGCTTGGTGAACTTACTGATGCTGTATAAGATAATCTTTTCCAATTGGTTGCTACAACAGTTGTTGGAGTAGTTGAATCTTCTTGATCACCTAGTGGAGTATCATATAAGTTGTCAACTAGTGTGGCGCTGTCTGCTGTGTATGTTCCATAAGAATGAGCATTTGTAGATCCAAAACCTGCATCATCTAATGCTGTTCCTGTAACCTGTTTCATTCTAAATTCACCACCTAATGCGTGTGACATTTCAATGGCACCACTTGCAAGTTTAGTAGCACTTACGTTTGTTAATCCTCCCGCACTTACCGCCGCCACAAATGCATCTGCATCTGTTCCGCCTAATGTTATCGTAGTTGCTGAACCCAATGCTTCTTGATTTTTTAATGATTCTTGAATTGTAAATGTATGTCCACTTGTAGGTGTTGGTGTTAATGTATTTGAAGTAATAGTTGTTACGCCACCTTCATATCTAAATAATTGTAAATCACCTACGTTTGGTGTAACATCTGTTTGATCAGTTCCTATACTTTGTTCAGTTACATTGTATTGAGTATAAAGTGATCCAACGCCTATACCAGTACCACCTGTTGATGGATCTAGGTTATAAATTGCTGAATGATTTGTTGTATATAAAGGACTTGCAACTGTTGACCAAGATTTACTTGCTGTGCTATAAAGTTTTGCAACTGTATTAGCACCTGAATTTGCTGAAGTTGTTTTAAACCAAACTGAACCGTTAGGTCTATTTTCATCTGCAGTTTTCCAAGTTGGTCTGTTAGTATGTTTGTCTTGTAAAAATGCAACACCGTTATATGTTGCCGCTGTAATTCCTAAAGAAGCTAATACTCCAGTTCCTTCTGCATATGTGATTTTGTTTTCACCAGCTGATTCAAGAGAACCAGTGTGATAAATTTCTAAATTGAGTGTAACTGTATCTACTGCCGCAGTTACGTTAGGAATATTTGCGGCATTGATTGCTGTGGCAACGTGTGAAAGTGCTGTTCCACCTGAAACTGTAACTGTAACTCCGTTTATTGTCATAGTTTGACCTTGTACAACAGCCGTACCTGATGCAACTGAAGTTATTGGGTGTGATATGTGCCATGCTTGTGAACCTACTTGGACCCAAGCGTTTGCATCATTTTTATAATAAATTTTGTTTGTAACGTGTGTTGTGTTTACAGCATAATCACCTTGTGAACCTATTGAAGTTTTAGGTGCTCCTGTTGAAGCATCACCAACTAAATCAGTTATTGCTGTTATTAATGTTGGTGCAATTGCTGTAAATGTTTGATCTGTTGCTGACCATTCAAATAGTCCCAGACTAGTTGTTCCTAAATCAAACCAGTATGTACCATTTGTTGGGTTAGCAGTAGGACCTGATGCACCTCCTACTAATTCTGTTAAATCAACATTTGCTCTTAAAATATATGCTCTGTTGGCTATTCCTAAGAAAGAATATGCCGCTTGTAAACCCCATTCATTTAGTTCATACCCATGTAATGGGCTACCTGATGAGTCAGTGTAAAATTTTGGATCCCCGAATGTTTCGGTTAATTCTCTTTGTGAAGAAACCAAATATGCTGTGTTGGCTGTTGCAGTTGTTGTACCTGCCGCAGTTCCGTCACCCGCACCATTTGATTTATCTTGTCCTGATGCTACTATAAAAAGTGGTGTAGTACCTGCATCTGATGGTACATAAAAACTCTCGTTTATTACACTTACTTCTACTCCTGGTGATGTTAATGCCATGTTTCGTATTCTCCTTGCAATTTATACG